TGCTAACTGTCAACGATTATTGCACAAACTTAAACTTCCTTGGAAACGGGGAGATCTGACACCAGACTTTTAATCTGCTGACACATGACATCAATAGTAGTATCGTTAATCACGGTGTGATCAATGTCGCCACCGACCCAAGCTGTTTCGCTTGCATGTATACCCAGTTTTTCTAATTTTGCTGTGCTTAAAGACCATGTAGAATTGCCGTCGGGCCCGCGATTTACTGACAACGCGGCATCGTACCAGTCTGGATTGTTGCCACGTTTGATTCTCACTACAAGTCCGCCAGCATTATGAATTGCTTTAATTTCGTTAGGAAAACGCACATCTGAGATAACAATACTATCTTTGGTTTTTCGCATTTTGTTTTCTAAACTAGCAATCCAGATATCGTCATGAAATCCTTGACGACAAACTTCTGTGCCCCACTGCTGTAATACCCAACGAGGTGTAAGTTCAGGAATGTTAAGTCGCTTGCTCCACCATGTATCTGGTTGTTCTCTCCACTTGCGAGCTTCTGCTGTACGGCCTTCTAGCAAGGTTCTGTCCCAGCCAAATACCTGTGCTACAGCATCTTTAAGTGTGTTAGCAAATGAGTCACGTCTAAAACCGTGACAGTTAACTAGATAGTCTGCAGCCGTGTCTTTGCCGCTGCCAATAAATCCAACAAAACCAATAATCATAGAGTCCCCCAATGACACTATAATTTATTACATTTACGTTACAATGTCAAATTTTTATCAGCCGATCACAAAAGACATAGGAGTTTGATTGTCTTTGTAGTTGATTAAATCCATTTCTAGCATTTCCATTTCAGCTTTACCTTCAGCTTTAAGAGCTGTACCGTTGAGCTGTGTTCCACCTTGTGGGCTAGCAATAGTGGCAAACTTTTCACGTGCTTCGCCTAGCATTACTTTACAGTTGGCTAGAGCATAGTCTTTAACCCATATTCCAGAATAAGTATCTTGGAACAATGCAAAATCAGGCTTTTGATTATACATCCAAAGTAGGACGCTTTCTTCACCACGAGGTCTTTGTGTGATTCTTAGGCGCTTATAAGTAGGATTCCAATCAAAATTGATGTAACTACCAAACATTTTACCAACTTCTTTTTGGTAGCTGGCAAACATATAATAGGTTGATAAGCCGCCTATGCCGGTACTAGACATCAAATAGGTGTTAGAATATGCTAGGTTGAAAGGCTCAAAAAGCGTACCGCCATCCCCGCCGCCTGTACGTGAACCAATACTACGTCTAAAAACCTGTCTAACCTGCATAACTTCAGGTGCTAGAGTATATTCATTTACGTCAGTTTGTAGAGTTAGGAATCCAAAGCTTTCTTCTACTGCATTACTGCTACGTTGACGGTACTTCATTAGGGCACGATCAATTGCAGTATTATAGTGAATAGGGTCTAGCTCGACGTCGATCATACCGTCGCCAAGCATGGCACGGATATATGCAACTACTTTTTCTTTTTCTGTTTCAAGTTCGCTCATACAGTTATTTACCTATAAATATACAACTATGCCAAGACTCTCTCTTTACCGCCCAGAAAAGGGCAACGATTTTCGCTTGCTCGATCGTGTAATCAACGAACAATTTCAAGTGGGCGGAACTGATATTGTTGTACACAAATATCTAGGGCCACAAGATCCGGATGCTGCTGATGCTTCACCCTCTACGCCTGTAAATGGTAATCCTATTGCTGAACTAGGAATTCAAGATGTATTGTTCATGGAAAACAGAGATAGAAAATACGACAACGATGTCTATGTTACTCGTGGAATTTATACCATGCAGGACATTGACTTTAATCTAAGTCAATTTGGTTTCTTTTTAACCAACGACAATATTATGATCACGTTTCACCTACGTGCTACTGTAGATCTTCTTGGTAGAAAATTAATGAGCGGCGATGTTTTAGAGCTTCCTCACTTAAAAGACGAGTACGCTCTAGGTGATGATATGATTGCTTTAAAACGTTTCTACGTAATTACAGATGTTACTCGTGCTGCTACAGGATATAGTCAAACATGGTATCCGCATCTGTTACGTGTTAAGTGCGAACCTCTAGTTGACAGTCAAGAATTTAAACAAATTTTAGATGGTGATGCCGGCGATGGGGTTAATAGCCTACGCGATGTTATGTCAATGTACAATAAAAATATTGAAATTAATAATCAAATTATTGCTCAAGCAGAAGAAGATGCAAATGTTAGTGGATATGACACCACACAATTCTATGTATTACCAACTAAAGAAGATGGATTATTAAGTATTCTCGATGCTAGTATTGCCGACCGTGATGCTAGTCAAGACGATCATGTTGCCGACGCTTCCAGTGTATTCTTAGCTCCAGATAAAGATGTTTATATTACACCGGTGCCGGATGGTGGTGACGGAATACCGCCAAATGGTGCTCCGTATAGTTTTGGAATTACTTTCCCAGCTATGCCTACCGCAGGTACATATCACTTAAGAACAGATTATCTACCTAATAGATTGTTTAGATATAACGGAAGTACTTGGATTTATATTGAAAGCAATATTAGAATGACTATGACTAATAAGCCAGTAGATGGCATTCCTGCTCCTGATGCGTTAACTAGACATAACTTAGTTGGTAGTTTTATTAATAATAATAACACCGCAACTATTGCAGGAAAAGTTATTGAAGAAAGACAGAGTCTAAGCAAGGCTCTAAAGAAACAAAAGCCTCAGGCAGATATGTAAATGAAAAAATTTGAGAAATATATGGACGATTTTGAAAATTATAAAAGATATACATTTAAATGTAAATGTGGTTGTCCCCAACATTGCGGCCATAGTTGTTTAGACTGTGACTATTGTTCAGACTGCGAATGTGAGACTTGTGTCAATCAACAAGAACAGGAAAACAAATAATGGAACACTTCTATGACGGGCAGATACGCCGTTACCTAACACAGTTTATGAGATTAATGAGTAACTTTACCTACAAAGATGCTCGTGGAAATCTTACACAAATACCTGTTCGATATGGAGATATGACTAGACAAGTTGCCGGTGTGATGAAAAAGAACAGTGAGAACGTTTTAAACTCTGCACCATTTATTGCCTGCTACATTAAGAGTCTAGATTTTGCTCGTGATCGATTACAAGATCCTACATATATTGGCAAGATGCATATTAGGGAAAGGCAGTACGGATACATTGACGAAAATCCAGAAAGCCCTACCTATGGTCAAACTATAGAAGGATACGCTAACTCTCAAGGAGAAAACTATACTGTTGAACGATTGATGCCAAGTCCTTACAATTTAACTTTCTGTGCAGATGTGTGGTCAACAAATACAGATCAAAAACTACAGATATTAGAGCAGATATTAGTGTTGTTCAGACCTGCAATGGAAATTCAAACCACAAACAACTATATCGACTGGACCAGTTTAAGTTACGTTGAGTTGACTGGTACCACCTGGAGTAGTAAACAGATTCCGCAGGGAACAGAGAATGATATCGATATCAGTAACTTAACATTTATTACTCCCATATGGATCAGTCCTCCTGCTAAGGTTAAAAAACTAGGCATTATCACTAAGATTATTGCCAATGTGTTTACTGAACCCACTGGCACTATTGGGTCTGGTCAGTTAAGTTTCAGTAATCCTGTGTCACCTGTAGTAGTTACTCCGGGCAATTTTTCAGTGTTAATGACTAATAATACCGCAAAGCTAATGGCAGCAGGTGAAAATCTAGCAGTCGATGACTTAGAAAATGTTCAAGTCAAAGCTGGTGTTAAAATAAACTGGCGTGTACTAGTAGATCTGTATCCTGGAAAATTTAGAGCAGGATTAAGTCACATTGAATTGACTAAACCAGACGGAAATCGTATTGTTGGTTATCTAAGTATTAATCCTTTAGACGAAGGTGACATGGATTTGCTCAATGTACAGTACGACGGTGAAACATTATTGAATACAGATATCACTGATTTAACTTCGACATATACTAGAGGAACAGTTAACGCTATTGTAAATCCGTTGACTTATAATCCAGGTACTCCAGGCGTTGATACTCGATATCTAATATTAGAAGATATATCAAGCAACAATGTTGACGGCCCTGATGCATGGCAAAACAGCGACAGCAGTGACGTTGTTGCTTCAGCTAACGATATCATTCAGTGGAACGGAAACAAATGGGATGTTATTTTCAATTCTGCAGAAGTCACAGACATTGTATATATAACTAATTCATATACAGGCACACAATACAAATGGGACGGTGAACAGTGGTCTAAGAGTATTGACGGTATGTATTACCCAGGAGAATGGAGATTAGTTCTATAACAGATATTGTATGTAGTGGCGGGTTGTTTGTTGCCCGTGACACTAAACGATTTTTATTTTTATTACGTAATCAAGGTAAGACCGCAGGGTCCTGGGGCATTGTAGGCGGCAAAAAAGAAGAAACAGATTCAACTGTGTATGCTGCACTAATGAGAGAAGTGCAAGAAGAGGTAGGTAAAACGCCTACTATTAAAAAATCCATACCATTAGAATTATTCACCAGTGAAGATCAAAGATTTCAATTTAATACCTATGTGTTAGTTGTTGAAAAAGAATTTATTCCAACTTTAAATTCTGAACATGTAGGATATGCTTGGTGTGATTTAAATCAATGGCCTAAACCTTTGCATCAAGGTGTTAAGCGTAGTCTTTCAAATAGAACTAATAGAACAAAAATTGAATTGCTATTAGATATTATTCAATAATTACCAAGGCTTGTTTAGTGTGACAGATACAGGTGTTATCTGTTGTTCTATTTGACGAGCAAGATTATCTTTATAATCGCTTAGAACTTCTTCACCCATGGCTGCTTCGATCCATTCTGAAACTTGTTGTGAAGTTAAATGATTAAACGGAACGTAATTATCTGGATTAGGTTCTGAAAGACCAACAGTGCCAAACACTTGAGCGCCATGACCTTCACCGTCGGTTGCAGATAGAATAAACTCAATACCGTGTACTACATTAGCAAGACCATTAAGTGTAGGGTGTGCTAAAAATCTCGGAAATTCCCATGTATATGTAATCATAATATTATTTATCTCCATCTAGGGCCTTCGTACCACCCTGCTAAACTGTGTCTAACGCCTTTTGT